TCGCCTGCTTGAGTCGCTCAACGGACGAGCGAGTGCGGACGGCAGCATCGCCGACCATGTCGATAGAGTCTGCCGCTGCGGCGGAATCGTCGGAGGCGGCTCGAGCTGCCGCGCCCTGCGCCTCGAGGTCGTGCTTGTATCGGTTCAGCGCAGTAGCCGACTCGTTCACCTTGTCGGGGAAGTACTGACCGTAGAGGTCCAGCAGCGCACCGCCGGGACCCATGACGAGGTTCATCGTCGCGTCGCCGGCGGCCTTGACTGCGGAACCCCAGATGTCGACGCCCTTGGCCCCGTCGGTGCTGATGCCATTCAGCTCGAGCAGCCGGGAGATCATCAACTGCAGGTTGTCGCTCGCCGCACCAGCACGGTCCGCGACGGTGGCGATGTTCTCGCCCGTAGAGGCGATCAGCTCGACAGTCCCGCCGGTGCCGCCGAGCATCTTCGACAGGCTGTCCGCGGTGCGCAGCAGGGAATACCCCAGCGACTCGCCGGCCTCGGACGCGGCCGTGCCGATGCGGGTCAGCTTTCCCGAGTACGAGTCGGCAGCGGTGGCAGCTCCGCCGGAGAACTTCGACTGGAGCTCTGCGGTGATCTGGTCCATGTTGCCGGACTTCAGCGTCGCCTTGTCCAGCCCGACCCCGAGTCGCGACAGCGCCGTCGTCGCGCCGCCCCAGCCACGGGACAGGGCGATGGCGACCTCGCCGGCGTCCTTCCCGGTGATTGCCGCGATGTCGAGGGCGAGGTTCATCGACTTCTGGGCCTTCGCGGCATCGCCGGTGGCGAGGACCAGCCTGGTCAGGCCGCCGCGGATCAGGCCATCGTCAGCGCCTGTCGCCTTCTGCACGGCGGAGACGTATGCCTCCATGTCCTTGACTGCCCCGCCTAGTCCCATGTTCTGCATGGCGGTGCTCAGCGAGATGACGGACTTCTCGTCCTCGGCCGCCGACATCGCAAGGTCCTTGAGCTGCGACACCACGGAACCGAACGCGAAGCCGCCGAGCATCCCGGCGGCCATGCCCTTCCACGAGTCCCCGACCTTCGCGAACGACTTGCCCGTCGAGCTCATCTGCTGCGACGTCTGCTTCCCCTCCTTCTGGAGGGACTGCAGGTCGCGGATCGCCTTCTTGACGTCCTTGTCGGTGTAGTTCCCCTTCAGGACGATCGTGATGTCCTTAGCCACGGACGTCCTCCAATCGGGTCAGCGATGTCATCCGACGATGGCCGAGCGGGCGGCCTCGATCGCGCGGTCGATCCGGTCCGCGGCCTTCTTGTAGCCGCGGCGCCACGCGGTCGTCATGCCGCGCGGGAACGTCGTCCCATAGCGGCGGTTCAGCTCGTACTTGAAGTTCCCGCCCCAACCGGGGCGCTTCTGCGCATCGTGCTTCCCGGCGAGGAGGAAGATATGCGCGGCGGCGGACTTCGGGGCGACCACGCGCCCGACGATGCCCACGGCGCCCGCCCTGGTGGTCTTGCGGGCCTGCACCTTCATGCCGGACTTCAGCCCCGACTCGGTGCCGTCGAACCCGAGGTCGCGGCCGTCGCGGGACGCCGTCCACGAACCCCAGCCGTCCGACACCTGATCGCCGCTGATCGTCCCGAACAGCGCATGGCCCGACGGCTCCAGCGACTGCGCGTCGTCGCGCATGTCCTGCGTCGCGCCCCGTACTTCCTTCTGCAGGACCCGGTAGACGTCCTTGTCGAACCGCGAGATCCGGTTGATGAGATCCGACGCGCCCTGCACCTCGAGGTCGTACACGTCACCACCCCCGCATGTTCCGCTCGACGAGGACGACCGTCAGCATGTCCAGCTGGTCGTCGTCCATCTGCTCGATCTCCGACCACGACCCGACGCCGGCGACAACGAGCTCGGCTATGCGCCAGTGCTCGCTGCCGCGCCCGAAGGGGGGCCGGAAGGCTCCTCCTCGTCGTCGGGCGCGACGACCTCGATCTCGATGCCGACGACGTCGACCAGCCAGGAGTCGAACGCATCCACCGGCAGCGACTTCGCGGCCAGCTCGGCGCGGTGCGTCTGCACCCATGCCATGAACAGCAGGTGGTCGTCGTTGACGCCGAGAGTGGAGTCCTCCGCGAGCGGAGGCCACTCCTCCCGGAACCGGCGCTCGAACACGACCCGGTCGAACGGGCGGTCGTCCGCCGGAGTGACGACCGTGGAGCCGTCCTCCATCGTGACCGTGGCGACGACGCCGATGCGGCCGATCCTCATACCGTGAACGTGCCCGTGGTGACGTCGCCGACGCGCGTGCCGGTGATGGTCAGCGCCATCGTGTCGCGGACGGAGCCGCCGGTGCGGACCGAGGTGATGAGGAACGGCGCGGACAGCTTCGGCTTGCCGGAGGCATTGCCCTCGGGGCCGTACTCCACCGTCTGCTGCGTGTTCGCCATAGCCAGGAGGGCGTCGGCGGTGCCGTCGTCGTACCAGCCCGTCGCGGTGAACGAGCCGGACCCGATGCCGGGGATGCCGGTCTCGGAGTCGTCGCCCATGCTGGTCGTGTCCGACACCGCTCCGGAGTCCTCCCAGTCGATGCTCGAGGACGAGCCCGACGCGACGGACGTGCCGATCTTCAGGTACTGGCCCTTGCCGTGGACCTTCGCCATGGTGATGCTCCCTTGCGGGTTGTTGGGGTGGGATGGTTCGGCTTCAGCCGATGACTTCGACGGTGAGTTCCATGCCGATGAACTCGCCGCTGTTTCCGTACTCGTAGACGCCCGGACGTGCCGCCGACAGGACCGTCACCGAGTCGCATGACCCGTCGAGGGTCTGGTCCGCCTCGATGCCGGCGATGATGGAGCCGGTGCCGGGCGTCACCCATCGGGCGAGACGCTCCTGCGGGCCGATCTCGTCCGGCTGCCGCGGGCCTGCGAGAAAGCGCAGCGTGTACGTCGCCTTCATGGAGCCGTCGCCGGTCTGCAGGTACTCGACCTCCGGCAGCGGGACGATCACGCACGGGACTGCCGGGGAGTCGGTCGCCAGAGCGGACCCGCGCAGCACCTGGCCGTCGGCCGCCGTGACAGCCGCCGCGAGGCCGCGGGCGGCGGCGAGGACGTCGATCATCCGATACCGGCCCGCTGGAACTGCGAAACCAGCTGCTTCGCCTTCGGGTGGAGGTCGCTGGTCGGCCTGACGAGGGACAGCAGAGGATCGCCGCCGGAGTCTCCCGACGGGGCCGACTTCGCCGACATGATCGCCACTGTCTCGATCACGCACGCCTCAACCACAGGGGCCGGTGTGGATGGCCATCCCCACACGCCCGTGATCCGTAGTACCAGTGGAAGCGGTCCGCCGCTGCGGGTCTTGATCATAGTTGCGGGACGGTCATCGACTATCGCGTTGCGCGGCAGCAGGACCAGCCCGGAGAGGTCGATCGGAACCCACGCATCGCCGGACTGGGCATCCGCAGACCGCAGGTCCACGAGGTCGTCGATGACGACTAGCGCACCGGCCGCCTCGTACTCCCGATCCAGCGGTGAGCTCTGCGACCCGTACCGACCGAAGCGGCGGTGACAGAACTCGTCGATGCTCCCCGTTGCCGCTTCCAGTGCCGAGGAGATCTCATCGTCGCGTCGTGAGTCGTCGGCGTCGATCTTGAGCTGGGATTTGACCATGTCAATGGTCGCGTAGGCCATGGGTCAGCCCTTGGCCGTGCGGCGGCCGCGCGACTGCGATGCCGGCTGGGCATCCGCGGGCCGGGCTGGGGCGGCCTCGTACCCGTTCGCACGCAGCTGCTCGTCGACCTGCGCGGCACGGTCCTTCTTGCCTGCGCGCTCGTATCCGGCGCGCTCCATCAGGAGGGCGTCGATCATGCTCTGGTCAGCCATGGGGTGTACCTCCATTGGGGGGCGGTTCGGGCGGCCAGCCCAGCCCGCCGCCGGCGCGAACCGGCGACGGGCTGGAGAGCCGGGCGACTACGCCCAGGTGGGAGCCGCGAGGCCAGTGCCCGAGATCTTCTGGGCGTGGGCGACGCGGGTGAAGCAGTACGCGAAGTAGCCGTAGGCGACGAGGTCGATGCCCAGGGTCTTGGCGTTGGTCTGCTCCGCGCGGATCAGCAGCGGAGCATTGGGGTCCTCCCACAGGTGGGACTCGGACTGGGAGACGAAGTAGATCTCGTCCTCCGTGCCGCCGCCGAGGGTGGTGGCGACGTTGTTGTCGACGATCACCGCGACGCCCGACGGCAGGATGCCGCGGAAGCCGGCGCCGTAGCGGTTCTGGTCGGCGACTCCGGCGTTCTGCGGGGAGATGCCGGCCTGACCGAACAGCGGCCACGAGGTCGTCAGCTGGGACTGAAGCCAGTACCAGCGGCGCGAGTTCATCACGGCGATGACGTCGCCCGGATGGGCGTTCAACATCGCCGCCTCGACTGCGGCAGGAGCCTGCAGCAGCTTCGGATACAGCTCGGCGCCGGTCGGGCTGGCGTCGGTGTACGTGATGCCGGTCGCGACGTTCGTCAGGCCGGTCGTGGTTCGGTTGAGGACCAGCGAGTCCTGCTTGGCGCGGAACGCCGAGTACAGGTCCTCGATGATGGTGTCCTCGACGCCGACGCCGCGCTCGGATGCCTGCCGGGACACCGTCTGCGAACCGGCCGCGGTGATGATCGGGATGGTGATGAGGGTGTCATCTGCATCCGTCTCGGACACGGCCGAGTTCTGGGTCGACTGCTCGTCCGCCGAGGTGCCGGTGGTGAGCTTGCCCAGGTACGCGGTCATGCCGGTCGCGGGCAGGTCGTGCTTGCGCATCGCGTCGCACAGCGGGCGATCCGCACGCGGGAGGCCGGCGAAGGCATCCACGAGGTATGCCGGGACGACGAGTCCGCTGAATGCGGACGTGCCGGTCGCACGGGCCTCCATCGCGGCGATGGCAGCGCCGCGCTCCGAGCGCTCCTCGTCCATGTGGCGTGCGAGGCGCTCACGGGCCGAGAAGTCGCCGAGGAACGCGCCGACGACATCGGACGCGAACTGCACGCCGCGCTTGTCGGTGTCCGGGCGGTACGTGCGCGACTCCATGCCGATGCGGGCAGCGCGGTCGTAGGACGGCCGCGGGGCGGCTGGGGAGAACTCGCGCTGGAGGCGCTCCATGGCCTCGTCGCGCTCGAGCTCGGCCGACAGCTCGCCGACGCGGGCGACGAGGACGTCGATCTCCGCATCGATGCTGTTCTTGGCGGCGCGCTTCTCCGAGACGACGACCTCGTCGACCTCGTCCTGTCCGCGAAGCGTCTCGAGCTCCGCTGCGATGGCGTTGCGTGCCGCGAGCTTGGCGTCACGGTCGGCCATCGCCTTGTCGATCAGTTCCTTCAGCGTCATGGCTGCAGGTCCTTTCGTTAGGTGGTGGGGTGTGGTGACTCAGCGGCGGTCAGGCGACGGCAGGCGGGCGCGCAGCGCACCGGGCGTCGGGCAACATGTGGCTGAGAGAACCGGGCCGGCAGCCGCCGGTCCGGGGAACGTGGTGCCCGTCAGGGCAGAAGCTGCTGCGGGATTACCCACAGCTTGCAGACCGCTCCGGGGTCGATGTCGCCAGCGACGACGTCGCACGAGCGGGGTCCCTCGTACAGGGCGCATGAGGAGCAGACCATGCCCTCGGCGGCAAACGGGGACGCTGCGACGTAATGGGCGCCATCCGGTCCGATGCTTTGGTCGAACGGGCCGTGGATCTCGGCGATGCCCTCGTATGCCTGCACCAGCGCGGCCTGGCGGGGCGTCAGCATCCCATCGCCGTCGGCTGCCCGCAGGGACGTGCCTGCGACCGTGCGGCGGGCGGTGTCGAAGGGTCCGATCAGATCTGCTCCCCGCCGGCCGCGCTGCTGGCGCGGCTCGACGGCGGACCGAACGGCGCCGTCGGTGTACGGGTTCGCGCCGTAGCCGACGATCGCGACGTCGCCGCGGTGGATGTCGAACGAGTTGATGCGGTACTCGGTGTAGTCCGGGGACCACTGCCCGGAGGTGATGCGGAACCGGAAGCTCATCTCGGTGATGAGGCCCGCGCGCATCTTCGGGGCGATGTAGGCGACATCGTGGTCCGCGGGGTCCAGTGCAGGAGCCAGGACGTGCAGTCCGACCTCGTCCTCGGACAGGGTAAGCGTGCCGTTGTCCGTCAGCGCGATGCGGCGCATCGGGTCATGGTCGAGGACCAGCGGGACGGACAGGTCCTCGCGGGCAAGAGACTCCGTGGCCGCCCCTGCCGACACGATCTCGGTGTACGGGCCGAACATGTCCCACATCTCGTAGCCGCGTTCGTACACGCTCGCGTGGCCCTCGAATGCCATTGTTCCGGTGTCGCCCTCGGCGGCACGCAGTGACATCGAGGCCGACATGGCGCGGGTGACGTTCGAGGGGCCGTTCTCGTCGCTGCGTCGCTGCGACGGCCGGTCGGCGGGAGCCGCGGTGTTCGCGGCGCGCCGCTGGGCGGCGTCGAGGATCGTGGTCATGCGGTAACCCCCTGCTTGGCGGTGGTGGGCTGCTTGTTCGGGTTGCCGAACAGACGGTCGAACTCGGATAGCTGTGCGTCGGTGAATGGGGCGCGGTTCTCCAGCTCCCGCGCCTCCGAGGGAGCCAGGAGTCGTCCCTCAACCTCGGCGACGAGCTTCGCGCTACGCGACTGCGGATCCATCCTCAGGAGCGCGTCGGTGTTGAACTTCGCGTACCGGGGCGCCGGCATCGCGCGGGAAAGCGCCTTCTCTCGGCGGATATAGACGGGTCCGAGATTCATGATCAGCAGCTGCAGGTTGCGCTGCGTGATGTTCGCGTAGGTGATGGATCCGCTCGCAGTCTCCGCGTCGATCAGGTCTCCGGGCACTCCGAAGAATCGGCAGACGTCTCCGACGCCGTATTTCATCTCCTCAAGGAACATGACACTGTTCGCTGGGATGGCGTTCATCTGGTATTCCCAGTCGCGCCCAGTCACGAACACATCCCGGTCGGAGATCGCGGCCTTCCATCGGGCTTTGACCTCGACCGCCTCGTCCGGCGACACCGTCGGCTTCATCATGTTCCGCAGGTGCCCGGCGGGTGCGGCGTCGGAGGAGAACCAGTCCAGGGCGAACTCCTGCGCTGACAGGTAGGTGCCGATGCTCCACGCTGCGTAGGCGACCGGCGACAGTCCGACGGGCAGGCCGGGGACCGTGAACTGGCGCTCGTGCCAGATGTCCGAGGATCCGTAGTCGACGCCTGCGACCTTGTACCGGACGTCGCCGTCCACGACCCGCACTGCGCATTCCTGCGCCGGCGCGAGTTCGACCCTCGACGGGTAGCCCAAGCCGTCCCGCTGCGTGATGACCCCGATGTCGTTGCCGAACCTGTCAAGGTCCATCTGCGAGGAGTACAGCCACTCCTCCATGTCCATGCGGTCGCCTCCCGGCGACACCATCAGCGGGGGCTTCGGAACCTCCACCTGTACTCCGCCGACGCGGCGAAACGCATCCAGCGGCGTCGTCGATACAAGGTCCGCCCGCAGACGCAAGCACGCCCACACAGCCGAGTGCCGCATCGCGGACTCCGGTGTCACAGCCGTCGCAGATCCCGAGCGCAGCGGCACTCCGGCCGCGCGCGCGATCGTCTCCAGGCTCTTGATGTTCGCGGCCCGGTTGAAGAACAGGCTCATCAGCGGTCACCGCCGCGGGAGCCGAGCAGGCTCCACGATGCCGCCAGACATGCCACGCCGCAAACAGCCACGGCCGCGGCAGCGCCGAAGGCCAGTCCGGCCGCCCCTGCCAGCAGGAGCGCGCCGAGGATGTCAAGCACGGTTGTCACAGCGCCTCCTCTCATGCGATCGAGTCCTTCACGTCGTAGTCCGCCGTTCCGATGAGCTCGTCGAGAATCCACAACGCCTCCGTCACGGCGACGAGGCCGCTGATGTCCATGGGCGAATCGCGTCGGTCCAGCGCCCAGCCCTCACCGATCCGCCGCGAAACAGCCGTCTCGACCTGCTGGTGCAGGTTCGGATCACCCAGATGCCGCACTCGGCCCGACACGATCGCGTCGTGCATTGACCCGCACGCCTTCGCGACATCCGCACCGGACATCCGATGGACCGGGAAGCCAAGTCCGTCGATGTCGTTCGCGAGGCTCGATACCGGCGCTCCGGTCCACTGCAGGCCAACAGCCAGCGGAGACCAGCGCGGAACCCGCTCGCGCAGCCATCCTGCTATCGATGCCGGATCCATGCCGTCGGACTGCTCGAGGTGCGCGAGGCCATCCGCACGGGTGCCAACGATGCCCACTCGCGCCGTCGAGCGGTCCCACGACACGTCCACCGCGAACACCAGATAGCCGCCCGGTGCGACCTGCGACTCCTCGTCCACCAGGTCTGCCCATCTGTCTGCCGGAAAGACAGAGCGCGATGCCTTCGGCGGATCCCAGATACCCAGACCCTCGCGGCGCCAGTCCGCATCCGTCAGCTTCCGCTTGAGTCGCAGCATCGACTGCATCGGCGTGCGCTTCGGGTACGACGGGTTCGCCTTGCGCCACTGCGCCCGATCGTCGTCCTTCGCGTCGTCGGCGGCGCCGAACTCGATCCAAGCGCCGTCCGCAAGCGTCCCCGCCAGCGCCTCTGTGCGCATCCGGGTGAATGCCTCGGCCATGTCCTCCGGCTTCGGCGGCGTCCCGATATAGAGCTGCAGACCGAAGTCCGACGTGTTCATCGTCGCCAGCATGTTCGCCATCGCGCGGTCCGACAGGATTTGCGCCTCGTCGAAGATCAGCACGTCGACGCCGGGGATGCCTCGGCCGAATCCGCGCTCCCGCGCACCGAACAGGATGCGCGAGCCGTTGACGAAGCGGATCTCCTCATCGCCAGACCCTGTATAGACCTGCGCGATGTGGGCCGCGACCTTTGCCCGCTTCGCGAAACCCTGCATCGCCAGGAACGTCTCGCCGTGCGTGCGGGCATGATGCGCGGACCAGATGACCAGCAGCCCCGGCATGTTCACGCACAAGGCGAATACGGCCGATCCGACGAGGTACGTTTTACCGACCTGCCGGGGCAGCGACAGGCCGACTCCGTCGACCATCGCCGCCAGCGTCCCGTCCGCCCGCTTGGCGAACATGACCCGTCCGGCGCCGTCCTGCCAGTCGTCGAACTCGATGCCCAGCTTGTGCCGGCACGTCGCAGCGACGTCCGGCCACCCTGTCGCCGCGATGCTCTGCGGGACGACGAGGTGCTTGGCTACCTCAGAGAGCTTCCGCGTCCCACGCCTGGTCGCCGACGAGGCTGGCGGCATCCGCGCCTTCTTCCTTCGCTCGCACGTCGATGGCCTCGATCTCCTTCGCGATGTCCTGCAGTCGGCGCGTCAGCGCCGCGAGGTCGCGAGGAGGGCAATCGGGATCGGACACGGCACGGGCGATCCGCTCGCGCATCGCCACGAGAAGGTCGCGGTGCGAACCCTTTGCAGCGGCGTCGGCGACCGTCTTGGGCTGGACTCGAGCCCGTGGTCGGGGGGCCGTCTCGTTGGGCTTGACCGCACGCAGCTGGCGCGCCATCGGCCCTCCATGGGGGTTGGGAAAACGTGGTAGATAGATCGGGATAGAGGAGACCTGGGGTTACGATCCAGCGCCTAAAAGTCCGGTTCGCCGCAGGCTCGTCGGCTACCAGTCGCGCGAGCGGATCGCCTTCGCGTACCGCCTGCCGGGCTTGCGCCTGGCGCTGCGCCCGAAGTTTCCGGGGCATCCCAGCTCGGGATGCTTGCGCCCGTGAGCGGGCCGGAGGTTCTCGATGTCATGCGTCCCGCCGTTGTGCCGCTCGACCACGTGGTCGATCGTGTAGTCCGCCTCGTCGTCGATCTCGTGCCCGCAGAGCCAACACGTCCAGCCGTAGATGCGCTGGCACTCGGCCTTCGCCTTGCGGCTGCGCCAACCTCCCCAGTAGTCAGCCACTGAAGGCGGGCATCTCCGCTGGTGCGAGCTGCTTGCGCTGCTCGAGGAGCGTGTCGAGGTAGGCCGACCAAGCAGGTCCACGCTCGGCAGGCGGGACGAGGCTCAGGTGGCGCAGCCCTTCCTCTACCTCGTCGAGGGTCGGCATGGGGTCTCCTGGTGCAAAGCGAAACCCCCGGCCTGCTGGCTCGGGGGTGTGCTCCACGCGATACGCGTGATCTATCACATGCTAACCGTCACGCAGGCTCCTGCGCAACGGGGTCGACGTGCGATACGCGGTAGCGCCCGTGCGACCGCTCGATGCTTCCTGCCTTCGCCATGCGAAGCAGGGTGGACTCCGAGACGCCAAGCACCTTGACTGCGGCCTCGGGGTCGAGCCATACCTCGCGGCCGTCGGCCATTGCGACGGCGGCGAGGGTCATGGCCGAGCGTTTCGCGCCGCAGCGCCGGCATGTGACGTCGTCGTGGACGTCGGTGTAGTACAGCCGGTAGCCGCACTGGCCCTGCACC